TTTTGTTGGATGCCGACAATGGACTTGTTGCGGGACATGGAAGATTGCTGGCAGCAAAAAAACTGGGTCTTGAAAATGTTCCTTGTATTCGCCTAAAGCATTTGACCGATGCGCAAAAGAAGGCTTACATTATTGCGGATAACAAAATTGCTCAAAATGCTACGTGGGACTTTGAGCTTTTGAAAATGGAAGTTGAGAATTTAAAGGAGAATTTTGACTTTAAGGAACTGGGATTTAGCCGCGATGAACTTGATAATTTGCTGGGTGAGTTTGAGCATGCGATTGATGTTATTGATGAGATTGATGAATCGGTGAATTTTATCATCAAATGCGGCTCTATTGCGGAAAAGGAAATCATCAAAAATAAACTGGGGATTACCACGGAAAAAACCACCTACAAAACCTTCATGGAAATTTTAAATGGCCTCAATTCTAATCGTTGAAACCGTTCCTCGGGCAAAGAATCCCATTGATGCGCACGTTCGCAACGCTATTGCCATTAAGACGGTATTGGAAGAAAGAGGTCACTCGGTCGATTTGTTATTTGTTGGCGAAAACAGCCAAAGATTCCAAAAGAAGTATGACGTCATTTTTGTTAGTTACGCGACACAATATCCATTTATTCATGAAATTGAAAAAATAGAGGAAAAAAATGCCGACACGCCTTGGGGTTGGATCACAAACGAATATAATTTGCGACCAAACGCCTTTGCTTACACGATTTTTAAACGCCGCAGGGCATTTTTGTTGTGTAATTATGCCCTTGGCTCGGTAAAATTTGCCTGTTTTGATGCGGAATATTCCGTAAACTTGAATGTTTTGTTGTTTAAAATACTTCCTGTAAGCAAAAAAACGCATAATCTCATTTATTACGGGACTTATAGGAAAGACCGAGAGGTTTATTTTCGCAAATATTTCAACGAAAATCTTTACCTTTCAACAAGTGCGAAAAATCACAAGAAATTTTTGCATATTAAATGTAAATCCAAGCCGATTGGTAAAATTGAATGGAATAAACCACTTCTCCAAGCATTTAGATATTCCCTTTATATTGAAGATCCGTTTACCCATAACCATTTCAACAACCTAGCAAACAGATTTTATGAAAGTTTGGCTTGCCAATCCGTTTTGCTATTTGATCAATCTTGCATAAATACCCTAAAACTTGCAGGACTTACAAACTATGAGCCTTTTATTTTAAAAACCTCGGAAGATGTTTTAAAATATGATGAAAAAAATTATCAAGAGTTACTAAATATTCAATCCGAATGGAAAACAAAAATAATTGAGCAAAGGGAAAAAATTATTGTTGAGATTGAAAATGTAATTCTTGAGGAAATAAAACATTCTGGCAATGGAAAATCCAAAAAGTAAGGAACCTAATTTACAGGACAAGGTTAGGGAGGCTGAAGTAAAAAACATCCTCAAAAAGTTAAAATCTGGAAAGACATTAACTTCCCGAGAAAGTCAAACAATTTCGGATTACGCCGTAGAGCAGGACGAAAGCGATGAAAAGCTGACGCAAAGAAGTTTGGCTAAACTTTGGGGGATGACTCAGCCTAACATCTGTAAAATGGTAAAGGCGGGAATGCCTATGACTTCGGTAAAAGAAGCCGAAGAGTGGAGGAAGGAATTTTTAAAAGAACATGGGCGTGGTGATACTGCCCCCGCTTCTCTCAACGATGCTCGGCTAAGGAAGACACTATTAGAATGCGAAAGAATTGAGTTTGCTCTTGCGGTGGATCGTGGGGAATATAGCAAAAATATAGAAGTTAAGGAATCAGGTATTCGGGTCGGTTCAATTTTTACAGCAAAACTCAATGCCTTAGTAAATGATGCTTCGGGAGCCTTAGCTGGATTAGATGAGTCAAGTTTAAAGAAAAAACTTCACGAAAGGATTCAGGGGATTCTTGCGGAAATACAAACGGAGCTTGCAAAGGTTTGAACCCACTAGTTGAAGGCTTACGCAGCGGTATAAAATTAGCCTTTGATGGAACAATTTTGGATTGGGCAACCGACCACGTTTGTTTTCCAAATTCTGATCGGGCTTCCAAATTTGATCCCTCTATCGCGCCATGGCTTAATGCTCCGCTTTTAGCGGCAAGCGACGATGAAGCAACGCAAGTTTTTCTTCGCGCTCCTACTGGCGGCGGAAAAACGACAATGATGGAAACTCTTGCCTGTTTTATCGTTGCGCAAAAGCCTGGGCCTACGTTGTTTGTGGGACAGACGGATGATATGGTTAAGGATTGGACGGAATCTAGATTGCTTCCAATTTTTAATGAATGTCAGCCTGTAAAAGATTTGTTTCCCGAAGATCGTCACGCACTAAGAAAAACAACAATTTTGTTTCCTCATATGGTTTTATTTGCTGGTGGCGCAAATATGACAAATCTCCAAGAAAAAAGTATGCGTTACTGCATCGGTGATGAGGTTTGGCGGTGGAAAAATGGAATGATCAAGGAATTGAAAGCTCGTCATCACGACCGCTGGAATCGAAAAACTCTCCTTGTTTCTCAAGGTTGGGATGCCGGCCACGAAGCGGACGCCGAATGGGAAAGCGGCACCCGAGAGGTTTGGGGATGGACTTGTTCCCATTGCGGGAACTGGCAAAGATATTTATTTGATCATATTGAATATTCTGTCGAACGAGATGAAAAAGGAAGCGTTCTGTGGGACAAAGTTCAAGATTCCATTCGGATGAAATGCGAACATTGCGAGGTAAAATATCACGACACCTCGGTGACAAGAAGAAATCTCGCAAACTCATCAAGCTATAAGGCAATGAATCCACATCCTGTCCGTGGACATAGGAGTTATGAATATCCAGCCTACGCCGTTTGGTGGATTCCGTGGTTCAATATTGTGAAAGAGTGGATCGAGGCTAATGAGGCTAAAAGCAGCGGGAATTTGGAGCCTTTGAAGCAATTTATTCAAAAAAGAAAAGCTCAAACGTGGCAGGACGAGGTCGTAAGCAATCTTCCCGATATAACCACGGCAGATTATTCAAAATCTGAATATCTTGAGGGGCAAAAAATAGATGGTGAACATCGCCGATTTATGTGCGTGGATAAACAACGCGACCATTTTTGGTGTATCGTTCGAGCTTTTCGCACCGATGGATCTTCTATGCTTTTACACGAATCTCGCCCTCTAACGTGGGAAACGCTTGACGCTATTCAGCAACAATTTAATATTATTCCAAGATGCGTGGTGGTGGACGCTGGTTATGATACGCCGCTAGTTTATGAACAATGTGCAAGAAGAAATTGGACAGCCTCGCACGGATCGGGACAGGATAAATTTTATCACATGGAAAATGGTAAACGCTATATCCGCTTTGTCTCAAAAATCGAAGGAGCACAAGCTGGATCACATGGATTGAAGTGCGCCTATTTCTTTTATTCAAATGAAGGCATTAAGGATAAACTTGCTTCGCTTCGACAACAAGATGCCGTTCCAAAATGGGAAGTGGCAAGAGATGTTTCTGATGACTATAGGAAACAAATGCTTTCCGAGATGAAAAAGGATGTAATTCACGCAAAAACAAAACAAGTTGAACAAAGATGGGTGCGTATTGGCGGAAGACCGAATCACCTTTGGGATTGTGAATGTATTGCCATTGCATCGGCAATGCTGGCGGGGGTTTTACCGATAGGCGAAAATTGACATCCCTCACCTTTTAAATGGCGATGAACAAAACATATTTCGGATTGCCTCTTGCGATATTGCAGGAATTGCAAACTGATTTTACCGCTTGCCTAAAAGCAATCGCGGTAGCAGGAGCATCTTATAGCATAGCGGGACGGAGTTTTAGCCGCGCAAATTTAACCGAAGTGGCGCAAACAATAAAAGAATTACAAGCGGCTATTGACAATGCTGGAGGAAATAGGGTAACAAGATATATTCCCACATTTCCAACGCAAAGACCTTAAATATGGATATTTTTACAAAAGCCCTCTCGTTTGTTTCACCAAAAATTGCTTTGGACAGGATGGTAAACCAAGCAAAGTTGCGAAATTTCGGGCGATTCGATTCTGCGTTAGCTAGTGAAAAACGAGGCATAAGTCGGGGCGTAAGTGGTGGCGAAGATACAAGCGGAACGAGAGAAAGATTTGCGCTTATCCGTGCCGCTAGGGATTTGGCTGATAATTTTCCTCCTGTTCGGTCGATTCTTCTTAAATTCGCAACGTATGTTTCGGGTCGCATTGCCTATCAAGCCAGAACTGGCGATCATAATATTGATACGGAAATCGAAAGATATTGGCAAAAATGGTCTAACAACTGCGATTTTCTAGGTCGTCATAATTTTACAACATTACTCCAGCTTTCCGTAACCGCAATTTTGAGAGACGGAGATTGCGGTTTTATTATTGTTCGGGACGGCGAAGATTTAAAATTGCAAAGCGTGGAGGCTGATCGCATCGGTTCACCTTACGATAGAACTGACACCGACAAATATATTGGCGGAATAAATGTAGATGATTATGGACGACCCCTTTCATACACGATTTTTACTCGCACTAT